GCTTCTGCTACCATTGCACGCTGGTCCCTATAGTTTGAGCTGTACTTTGCCTTGATGTTTTCAGGCATCTCAGGTTCCTGTCCTTCTATACCAGTATCAACTCCTTTTGAATTAAGTGCGTTGATGAACTGTTGTTGTAAAGATCTCAGGATCTCTGCATACTGATCTTCCTGATAGAAATTAACAGCATCTGCATTATGTACTTTTACTGTCCATACGAAAGGTCTTCTTTCATATTCTCCTTCCAACAGGTCTACGTTTGGACGAATGATCGTATAAGGTCGTAGCTGTGCAGGCCAGTTAGAATAGTCTGGGTTGCTGGAGTTTAGAGGGTTACGTACGTATGTGAAGAAGTCATCTGGCAGCCTGTTGTTATAGGCGTCATAGAATACACGTACATCCCTGATGTTAGGGTTTACTACTTCTTCTACAAAAGCACATGCTGAAATGTAGTTGTCCATAACAGCTTTAGTGTGCTCAAACTTGTTGGACACTTTCTTGCTGCCTGATACTCTCAGCCTGGGTACTCTACTTGTTTCTTCTGGTTTAGTTGCCATTATATGATTAGGTCATTTGTCTTGCCATCTATTCTCATCTCTCTCTGTGTGAGCATGTTTCTTCCTCTTCCAGGTGTATTTGAAAAGATAGAACGGTTGAACAAGTGGTCTCTGTTTTCTTTTTGTTGCTGTACTACAGTTTGTAGTTCTGCTTCCTGGATGATAGTCATTAGTACCAGCAAACAGGAAATTCTATCAAAGTTACCATCTGGATGGAACTTTATCAACTCCTCTAGTAGCGCACGGTCGTAAATCTTGTTTAGATTATAGATTATACGGCTTTCTCCACCTTCTACGACTAAATTTCTTTCCTTCAGTAGCCAGTCCACCAGCTTCTGTATTCTTTCAGGCTTCGTATTCTCTTCAATTCGAACAAAAAACTGTTTTCCTGATACTTTCTTAAAGTCCTTATCCTGGTTAAAGACGGTAGGTCTGTCGCCACAGTAGTTAGTAAAGTTGTGCTGAATAGCGTAGTTCAGGAGTTCCTGACCACCACCCTTGATCTCAGTCTGTACAACAGCGTTGTAGAAGCGGGCTGCCATGAATACTCTTCTGTGGAAATCTTTAACTCTTGGGGGCCTACCCGCATACCACCCTACCAGGATGTCGTCCTCAGTAGGGAATAAGCTGTTTGTACGTTTGTACACAAAGTAAGCTCCAAGTGAGTTCCAGTCAGTAGCCTGTTCAGTGTCTACTGCAAAACAGTCAGCTACAATGTAGTACAGGTTCTCTGGTACCTTGCCATGTTCGTTTGTGAGAGGAGCTTCAAACATAGTGAATGCTCCTTCAAGCACAGAATCAGTCTTGTGAGGGTAACGATTGACTGGGTCCAGAGCAGAGTTAAGCTTGAACTTAACCTTGCCATCTTCTATCTCGAACTCACCATTCTTCAGCATACCTTGTACGTCACTGGAAGAATCTACAAGTCGTAGTTGTTTCTGTAACTGTCCTACAGGGAATGGGTTAGCATTCAGACGCATAAGAGCTTCGCTAGGACAGTATGGCTGTTCAGCTACACGCTTATCAAGAAGCATTGATGATTTCTTGGACAGACGTTCACGCTCTTCATCACGGAAAGCTTTGGCCTTTTGGAAGTCTGTATTACCCCATTTGTCCATGAAGCGAGTCATGTTGGCCCAGCTTGGGAAGAAGAAACCATGATCACGATTCTCGATCACACCGTCTGTCTCCCAGCAGTTGTCAAATGGTAAGCACTCGTAGGAGTACGGGTTGGAGAAGATGTCTTCAAGCCCAGCAATACCTGGTCCTTGCTCACCACCTGTTCCCCATACACACATCATAGCAAACTTAACACCACCTTGTTCAGCCAAGTCTTTAGCTGTCATCCAGCTTTCAACTAGTTGAGGGAACGATCCACCTTCTTCAAAGTTTACAAATCCACGGGCACCACGAAGCTTACGTGGATGGTCTACTACAGCTCCTTGAATTTCACCACCAGTTTTCTTTTCGTTTCCTGACTCAGCGTTGTAGTAGCTGGCTCGTTTGTGTAAGTCCTGGTCTTTGTACTGGCGGAGGTGTTTAAACGCACGCTCAGTGTATTCGTTGTGGAAGTTGATTTGATCCCAAGCTTTACTAAGCACCCCGTCTTTGTTCAGGTAACGTTCGATAGCAACAAAGTAGAATACAGGATCTTCTTTCTGGAAGGTGTATTCGTGCACACCAAAGGAACTTAACAATTCAGAGAACCCAGTATCACGAGGTTTAAGTACAGCTAAGTTAAGACCTTCTTCTTTTGCAAGCATGTAGTCTTGAGAGAAGAAGTAGTGAATAGGCCAGAAGCGAGGGAATGCTGTGATACGTTTAGCAGACTTCTTTCCCTTATCAGCTTCAGGGATGATCTTCATCTGCTTGTAGTTAAGGAAGTGGTAATACTTACCTGGAATCCAAAGCTTGGTAATTGGATTGTAGTAGCCGTTAATACAACGATCTCTTTCTTCTCCCCAGAAGATGTTGTACTTCTTGGAGTTGAAAACTTCACCACAGTACTTTCCTTCCTTCAGGAATTTATTTGCTGCAGGACTGAACAAGTCAGTGTGCTCAAAGAAAGTGTTTAGGAGAAGATCCTTATTGAATCTTCCCTTAACTCTCCTTGGAATATCTTGTATTTCAAACGACATGATACTTCTTAAAGAACTCTATTGCTTCTGCTGGCTCTGTTGTATTGAATCTAACTAGTTCTAGGTTACCATATTTGTGACCGCTAACTAATAGTTCCTTTAATGGTAGTTCACCACGCTTCTCGGTATTGAAGACTAAAGCTGTGTAGGTTGTCCTGTCTTGATTTGCAGATTGGATTTCTAAATCTTTTCTAGGATAATCTAACCCGTAAACTATTCCATGCAAATAAGTCAGCTCTTTGTTTTTTATCGTTTTGGGGCTGAGCATTAGCTTTTCTAAATCACCCCACCTTTCATTGGTCGTCATCATCTTATTTTAATTCATCTTCTTTCATTGGTAAAGAACACGATAATCTCAATCTATCAGCCTCACTATTGTGTTGATCCCTGTCTCTGAATATTACTTCATTTCCATGAAAGTCTACTACATTACCTGGTTTGTACAGTAACTGTACTGAGTAAACTTCAGACACAAACTGTTGAAAGATTGCCGCAGGAGTAGTTGTAGATTCAGTTATGTGTTCAAGTAGTACAGGTATTAACCAGTATCTCTTGTCCTCACCCAGCTTTCTTACGTAAGTGTGGAGTCTGTACAGTGTTTTGTTATTTAACGTATCTAAGTAGAAATCTGATCTAAACTTAGGCCAGACTTCATCATGTACTGAGTTTACCCTGTCTCTCCAGATAGCTGGAATCTTTTCACTTGTCATCGGTCTCGTCATCATCCTCGTCTTTTATTTTCTTCGTTGTTGGGTTACTCATCGCCATCCAACCTACTTCATTATCACCTTTAGACTTCACAGCTCCAACAGTTCCAAGCTTAACTTGTTGTTCAAGTTCCTGTAGTGTCTGAGCTAAGCCTGGCAGAGTCTTAAGTAAGTCAACTACATCTTTTGGTTTATTAGCTAGGTCACCATTCTCCTTACGTTCTGTAAAGTCTACACTGTTCAAATACCCTTCAAGTTTGTCCAGTGACTTCTCTGCTGTTGCTAGCAGTCGAACAAACTTACTTTGATTCCCTTTAAGGAATTTAGGGATAAGAGCAACTAGTTCATCTGACTCTTTCCAGTCGTGAGGAAACTTACAGTCGAGTAGAGCTTCCACTCTTCTTTCTGTTTCTGAGTAGTCCTTGTAAGGAGACTTGACAGAATAAACCAGATACAGGTATTTAAGCTCAGACTTTAATCTGTACTTTTTCCTGCCATCGTTATCCTTTGGTCCCTTGTTGTATTTAAGGGTGAGTAGAGCCTGCATTTCAGGAACGAGCTTAACTTCTTCTGAAGCTATTTCTATCTCACCATCTTCTGTTAATTTAAGCCATTCCATTATTCTCCAAAGATTGGGTATTTGTTTCTAAACATTCTCCAGTATGTGAACATGTTCTGGTAGTCGCCTAGAATAAGTTTAGGTGTTGGGTTATCATGTAGTTCAACCCAGTACTTCGGCCCTTTGTACTCCAGCCAGTCGTCTATGTATGGGTATTCCTCAAGGGATTTAATGTCTTCCCAAACAAATGAGAATCTTCCTCCAAACTCTTTCCACCCTTCCTGATCCTGCATTCTAAAAATTGTAGTAGTTTCTAAAGGGTCGTTGAAGTTATATCCGTGTTCTATGTCCATGTTAGTTGTATTATTAGTTTAGTCATTTCGTCCTGATCTAGACCTTGTAGCTTCTCTACATTCCAGGTCCACTCCAAGTCTCCAGGTCTTTCTGCTACTTTACCATAACCATCAAGTTGTAGCATTGTCGCTGTCATCCCGTATGGTACTATCTGCATTACTAATTGTCTTAGCAAGCTGTCTTTTATCTCCACGTTCTTTCTTTAGTTTATCTTCCCAGTGATTTAATTTGATCTTTCCTGTTCTAACCATCTTCTTGAATTCAGAAGCTTGTATAGGGTCCATACCTCTTAAGTGGTTTATCATCTGCACCTCTTTTGGTTTGGACTTGAACACACCCAGGTAAGGGAGTCGTACAGAATCAAATGAATCTGATTCCATAGTAACCTTGACATATTCAAACTGTGAGTCAATAATAGCTCGTACAGTCTTTAGTGGTAGACCAAGCTCCTTGGCTACCTCTTGTACACAAGCTTCATTACAGAAGCTTCGTTGATTATTAGGCGCCATACTCAATCGTTATTTTCTTTTTGAAGAAGATTGGGTGTAGTTTATCTTCTTTTGTGATAATCCCTTTCTTCTTGAACTTGTTGACGTAGTTAACGGTAACCTGATACTTTTGGTTCAGTTGGTTACTTACCTGCTCCTTCAGTTCTTTTGTTATCACTACTCCACCTGTAGTCAGGGATAGGATACATGCTACCACAGTAAGTTCTTTAGGACTCAACCCATGTGGTTGGTTCTTGTTAATAAAAAGCCCAGACACGCATCTTACGAAGCTGCCTGGGGATTTAGGGTTGATCTTTAAGTCGCTCATTTTGTTTTCTTCTCAATTGCATCTCTGTACTCTTGTAGGAAATCAATCATTTTATTTAGTTTAAAAAGTACGTTTGCTCTGGTCTGGTCTCTATAACCATCTCCTGTGTCCCAGTCAAGATTTAAAGTTATACTGTGGTTACAATCTCGTACTTTTAATTCTCCATCACAGAATACTCTGTCCTTATCTGTTTTGTACATCTTCATTCTTCCCCAGACAGAAGCATCAGAGTGTTGGCCTTTCTTGTTTAGGAAGACTCCTCTTTCGAAGATGGTTTTTGATTTTTGCTTTGCCATGATTCTGGTATGTCTGGTACTAAAGCTTCCCCAGCTGTGGGGTTGCCATAAATTTTAATATCGTTCTGATCAACTGTTCTAATGTCTCCTGAGTTATACAGCTTCACCATAAACTGAGGATTAGAAGTAATTGATCCAGAGATCATGAACATTGCAACTCCATGTCCTAGTTGTTTAACGTAGACATCGAATGGATTCATGATCTCATGGATTGTTTGTACTATCATTACTTACTGATTACTGGCCAGCTCCAACTACCCTCGTTTGGCCCTAACATAATAGATGTTTTCCATAGGTCATTACCGTGCCCATCTACAAATACTTTTACGTTAACGCAGGATTCACTGAAGACATTTGTGATAACTGCTGGTAATTGATTTACTGTGTTCTGTATCGCTCCAAGCTGGTATGAGGTAGACATTCTATCTCGATCTGCTTGAGTTGTGTTGTAAATTACGATTCTTCCAATTGTTGGTGTCATATTATTTTTTTTAGTTTATAATCCTTCTTTAGCTCTTTCTGCTGCTAACCACTCTTTGTAGTTTTCATCAGCTGGTGTCAGGGGAGTAGGTTCTGCCTTAGCTCCAACTAGTCCAATTGAACTTAGGCGTTCCTCAGTTGTCATCTCCTCTTTAGGTTTCGTTTTACCTTCCTGTTTAAGTCTTTGGAGAAGTTCTGCATACTCTAAACCAGCCCCAAAAATACGTGCAAGGCAGTTCAAGTAAAGTTGTTCCTTCCAAGGAGAGTTGGGGTTAAGTCGCTCCTGCATGTTACGGAAAGGATAAGCTTCCTGGTGAACAAGTAATGACTTCCAGCCGTTATCCAGGATCTTCTCTGTTCCTACAGTGATCTCTTGCTCCTTAAATCCTTTCTCACGGATTGCTCGGTCAAGACGCAAGTAAGCCACATCTTTGTTGCCTTGCTTGGTTGCTACCTTGTGAGTTGTAATCGTGAGAGTGTATTTGATCTCATTCTTCTCGTTTGCACGATTGTATGAATCCTGGTAGCTTTGGATTGTAGCGTTAACTAGTTGTTCGATGTACGAATCTCCTTCTGGTTCGTACTCTACTTCTTTAGTTAATTCGTTGTTCTCTTGCTCTAATTCTTGAGTATTCTTCATAGTATTTAGTTGATATGTCTGCGTTAAACACGGCTTCCATTACTTTGTTGTAGCCTTGCGCAACTTTGTATTTTACTCCATCAGGGAGTGCTGCATCCTCAAGAAAGTCCTGAGTTTGTTTGCCTAAAGTTCTCAGGCTTGATTGTATGTAAGCCAACTGTTCGTTGGCTCCAATGAGCGTGGGAGGCTGGACCATAGAACGTTTTTGTCCCTCTTCATGTAGTTCCTCCCCTTTATACTCATTTAGTTCATTGTTAGCTTCTGACCACCAGTAGTAGGTTAACTGCAGATTGTGAACCACTTCTTTCATTGGATACAATACAGGATTCTTACTGAAGCAAGTTATGCTTGCATCTGTGACTGTTGGTAGTTGTAGAAGTAATTCGAATATGCTTGTCATTCTTCGTTTGGTAAAAATTGTCTTTTGTAGTCTTCCATTGCCAGTCTAGCTTCGTGCGCATTCTTTTCAACTAATGCTTCCCAGATCTCATCCTGTAGATCTTTTTCGTGCCTATCTGGAGGATTCATACTTGAAATTCTGAGTATGCCGCCATCTGAGAAGTTTACTATACTATGAAGTTCTTTACCTTCGGTACTTGTTGTGTGCTTTCTCACGACTGTAATCATACTCTATTCTGTTTTCTAAAAGCTCTTGCTTGTCTACGGTTCATACCTTTATGCGGTGCCCAATCAAAGAAGCTGGAACTGTTCTTATTCATTCTTACCAGTTTGAGCTCTTCTTCCATTCCCTTGATACTTGCTCTCTTAACAGCCATATCGTTTCTGAATGACTGCATCTTCTCTTTCTTCTGCTCGTCAGTCAGGCCGTCTGGCATCGGTTCGGCTAGAGTAGTTATCATCTGCTTGACTGCCCCTTGCTCTAATGTTATCTGGCTTTTCAGTGTGTTGATCTTGTCCCTTCTTGGATCGTTCATATGCGTTAATTAGTGTATAAGATAAAATGTAATAAAGGATGGCGTAAGCTCCTACTGGTTGTAGGAGCTGTTGCACATGTCCTAGTGTGAATTGCATGAGAAGTATTGTTAGTGCTATTGCAATTATAAGTTTAGCCGCCATAGAATTTGTTGTTAAACATGAATTTGTTGTTGTGGTGAATCACTTGCTGTACGTAGAAGTTTCCTTCCTTGTCAATTGTAACTACAGCAAATCCATTCTGCCACTGGCTCTTTGTTCCTCTTGGCATATAGTTGAAGAGAGGAGAAGTTACATCACCACCCCAACCAATGTTGAAGCCTCCAACTGAGCCTTCAATGTACGTTTGAATTCTATGAGTGTGCACGTACATTACTGAACCCCTGTATACGTCAATGTGCTTCTTTGCAGAATGAACGTTGAAATACTCGCCATGAATAAGATCAAGATGCTTGCCTAAAGTGATCTTATCATGTTGCCACTTTGTGTAAACATCGAAGCCTCTTTCTTTAAGCTTAAGAGCTTCTTCAGGAGAGGCGATTGTGGCCTTAGCTTTCTGCATGTCTCCCATGTAACGGTTGTATCTGTCTTCATGGTTCCCATACAGAAATGCCTTTGTTGCGTTCTTCTTCAGGTTAGCAGTAAGCTGATCAAGTACTTTGTTACCTGCTTCGTATTCCTTTCCAAGTGTAAGCCCTGGAATAGCAGTGAACTTACCTACATCATGTCCTGAAAGTGAG